TATTGTGCACTAAAGCCTGTAATGCCCCAAGAGCATATGACGAACCAGTGCCAATTGCATAAAGTCCTGTAAAGTCGGAATACCACGAATAATCACCATCAATTAAGTACAGAGTTCCATTGATCGCCAAGAGGATAGTTGACCCTTGTTCAGCCATGTGTTCTTTATCATCACGATCAGGAACTGAGTATCCCTGAGAATCAAAACATTCTCGTAGTGCCGGAATGAACTTGCTGGTAATAAACTGATCTAGTTTCTTACCTTTAGTGTTGGGTGTTGGCGTAGGTGGTTGAAATACATGTTGAAGAATATTAATTGCTCTAAGGTCACCAGCAGTTGCCAATAAGTATTTTCCATTGACAGCCACTTTTCCAGAACCTTCACGCAAGGTTCCTATTTGGGATATCAGTCCATCAGAATAAGAATCACTAATACGAGAGTCAGCACAGATTAACGAGAACCCGTCTCCTTGAATAGCAATAATTGTTGTCATGTGTTTTAAGCACTGTACTCTTTGCCGTGGTACATTGCCCAACCATCATAAATTGGAATTACTTCGTATGCAAACTTGTGTGCCCCAGTGTCTTCATAAGTAACTACACCAAGACCTTGTTGCCAGTTCTCATACCTAACTAATGGACGCCCATCTAAATCTACGCCACCTTTAGTAGAGGGGATAGCGCCATCAATGCGAGCGAGACACCCAGGCGACGCCGCCATGATTGTGCGAGGACCATCAAAGTCTTCTCTAGTTTTATACGCAGTTTCAATCCTGTGAATGTGTCCATAAATTACGCTCGTTTTCTCTGCATTTAAGTAAACGTGTGCTGTTGACCCTGATGATTTAACTCTATCTCCATGAATGACTCGTAATTTTTCATTAATCCAAAAATCAGATGCTGGATAACCTGGTCGGTATTCAACACCAAATTCATCCATTCGGCATAGATATGGAACACTCAATACTGGCCAAGATTCTGGAATATTTCCTTTTCGCAATCCATAGGCAGCACCAGCATTGGTAAGTAAGTATTTAGGCATTCTTTCTTCATGGTTTCCTGCTAACCAAACAATTTGTGCGCTTGGAGCAGCGTTTCGCATCTCTGCACAAAAAGCAGTTGCTCTATCAATTGATGCCTGTGTTGTTTGTGCGTACGCTGGGTATGTAAGATACTTTCCCATTTCTGGTAAATCTAAGTTATCACCAACGCAAACAATCACTTCTGGCTTTACTGCTTTGATTATTGCCAATGAAACAGAAATTGCTTTTTCGTCATGAGTTGCTTCTAGCTCTCCAGACCTACCACGATAGAATCCTATTTGTAAGTCGGGAACAACAACACACGTTTTAAAACCAGTAGTTGGTTTAGACGATGTTTTGTTTACAGGAACTTTAAAAGAAGGACCTTGTTTAACCAAGGGCCACTCTGGACCAACTTCCCATTTAGGAGATAGTTGGACAACAACTGTTTCTTGGGTTTGAGGTTCGCCCTCTTTGTCTTTAGAAAAACGCTGTGTAACAGTAACTTTTTTAATGTCACCTATCTCCGATACATCAATGTCTTTTTCAAGCAATACGTCTGCTAAAGAACTAAGCAATTTATCTTTGCGTTGTTTCTTTTCTTGTTCAGACGTGATGTTATTTAATTTGCTTTGCAAGTTACTCATTGTTTGTTCTCCAAGTTATTCGGAAAGCATAAACATTGATCATCTGTTCCCGCTTTAAAACAATGACGTTTATGATTGATTGTGGTTCTTGATATTGAAAATCCTTCTGTAATTAATGCTTTATGTATTTGACTTGATGAAGCAGGGCTTTGTAGTGCAGATATAAAAGCTTTCGCTGTTTCTTTGTCCAATCGCTTGTAAATCTTTCCCAACGGACAAGGTGCTTCAACTGACTGTGACATCACCGCTAGTTTAGATAGCAGTGTTTCTTCTTGTGTACCTTTTGTCATTTTGGTTCCTTTTTAGCCAATTTGTTTTTCTTTTCCAACAACAGCTTGTCTATTAAGTCTACTAACGTCTGTTCTTCCATTTTCCCTGGATAGACTTTTCGTAGAAAGTAAACAATTAGATCAATGTCTGAAACCCGCATATAGGCATACTATCAACTCAATGACGAGTCGTCAACAGAGTGTTGTAATGTCTATTTCAATCCGAGAAGTTCTTTTACCTTTGGACCAACGACGGAGTCGGCGTTAAGCTTGTTTGCAATTTTGAACGCTTTGACAGCCTCTTGAGTTTTTGGACCAAGGTCGCCATCAATTGCCCCGTTGTAAAAACCTTTGTCTTTAAGGGCTTGTTGAAGTTCTTTGTTTGCATCCTTAGAAACATCAGCTACCGGAGCTGCTGCTGTGCTGGCAACAGGTGCTGGTTGCCCAGCAGCAAAGGCAACAACGGCTGGAGGTGGTGTATCACCACATACGTAGCGCAAGTGCCAGGGTTCGCTGGGAACCACTTCCCATGAAAATCCAAAATCTTTAACATTGGCAATTAACCAATTGAGACGCTTTGGCTCACTTGCTGAGTGCACGTCAACGGCAATACCAAGATTATGGTTTGATTTGCCTGGGGTGGCAAGCATTGCCATACCTTTTTTCAAGTACCAAGTTTTTCCTTCAAATGTTTTTGTGCTGGTTCCCTGAATTGGTTCCAAAACGTAGCGCTGCTTAAAACTCGCCAATTGCGACTCGTAACTGCGATAGAGGTCGCCAGATGACGTGGGCTTGAGTTCAATTCCGTCTGCTTTGGCTTTGGCGACCATTGCGTTCCATGCATTTGCTGCAAGCCAGTGGAGTTTTCCTCCTGTTGGGATTGCTCTGAGCAGTGATTCGGGTAGTTTTCCAGGTTCAACTCCTTTTAGGTCTTTCGGCATAACAATAGGAACGATGTAATCCCAAGCAACTTTACTCATTATTTATTCCTTGTCTCTCAACGCACGCATGGTTGTCTATTCTACACCATCTCTATTTAGTGAGGTAAACTGTAAATTATGGTTATTACCTACAATGTTATTACTTTAAGTAACTCTGCTGCAACTTCCATTTCGTTAAACAGTAATGAATTGGTAGAACACGATATTGAGTTATACGTCCAGAATCTTAGTGACACCGCTTATGTTTATATTGGAGATTCTGCGGTCACAAGTAGTTCTTTTGGAATGCGACTTGGTCCAAATGATTCCATGACTTTTGATTACCGTGGTTACGATGTAAGACCAACGTTTTACGGAATTTCTAGTCAAAACAATTCTCAAGTAAGCGTATTTAGAGTTCAACGATGACCGCTCCTGGCCTGCACAGGCTTATTTCTCCTATTAGCACTGGAGGAATTACTGGAAAAACTTTAACGTATGCGCCAACGTGGGCTTCTTTAGGAAACAGTATCGTTCCATCTAATGGAGGCGCTGGTGGTGTTGTTGGTAAGTATTGTTTAGTTGGTGAGTTGGTTCAATTTGAAATTTTTGTAAACCTAACAAACGTTACAAATTTTGGAACTGGACAATATACACTTACCGTTCCTTTTGCTCCAAGACAAAATCAAGCCTTTAGAAACGGCGGTTTACACGAAGCCTCAAACCACTATCCCATTATGTTGGATGTACCTGCAGGAACTACCACTGGAAAGTTGTACTATAACGGTTCAAACGGCCAAGATCTGGCGATGACTAAAAACTCTCCTCACGTACTTCATACAACCGATTTCTTTTATGTTAGTGGTTTATACCTACGGCAAATTTAAGCAGTTTCTTTAGCAGGTGCCTTTTTATCAACTTTGTTAAACACATCGTTAATTTCAGAATAGGTTAATTTGCCATCTTCTAAAAATGCCCTAGACAAACCTTCAACCACCACAGCAACTCCGGCAATTCCAGCCATAAAAACGGCTTTTAGAACTGGTACACCAGCAATCGTTCCTGCTCCAATTACGCCCAAACCTGATGCCGCAAAGGTTGCAAGGATTCTAAGAAGGACATTAACAAACAAATCTTTATTTTTCATTCATGTGCCAATCTATGTGCTTATCTAATTTCTTTCCTACCTTCTTGACACTCTTTGTCAAAACCTGCATTTCTTCCATAACCTTGTTATGATCGTCTCTGTTTGTCTTTGAAAGGTTGAACAAAAGCTTTATTACCCAACCAATTCCTGTAGCCAAAACAGGAATAGACGCAGCGATAACTATTGCCCAAGCGTCAGTCATAATTACAACTGCTTACGAGCCTTAGCCCTAGTTGGCATACCAACAGGAGTTTCTACAGGATGTGGACGAAGGAAACGAGCTGCAGCCTGCTCAGAACCAGAAGGGCGTTTCTTGTCAAATCCTGGGCGCTTCTCTCTAAGGATTCCTGCACCACCAGGTTCTCCAGATGGTTTAAAACGATTACGTAAAAAGGTAATATCATGTTCGTCAAAATCAGAAACTGGAAGAGATAACGGTTCTTCTCCAGTACCAAACTGCATACTTATATGTGTTGGGCGATCTTTCTTTTTAATGTTAGTTACGGGCAAAGCAATATCATGTCCTTCACCAATTAATTCAAGTGCTCTTCCTCTTGTAAGCCGTTCACTCCAACTAGGTGCACGATAAACATTTGGTTGACCAGGTTTTGGTGTAGGACCACCAAGTGGTTCTTTTGCATAACGCTTTCCGTACTCACTTCCGATAAGATGTGGAAGACCTTTAGCAGGACCAGTTTTTTGTATTTTTTGGTATTTACCGCCAGGTCCTCCCCACACATAATCTCCAACTTCTGGAATGTCTTCAATATGTAGCTCGCTAGTGGCATCAAGACGTCCTGAGGGAAGACCTCCTTGCTTAAGAACATTTTCTGCATGCGTGTGTAGTTCAAAAGCTGCTACAGCGAGTCCAGCTGCTGGATCTCGTCTAAACAAATTAGTTCTTGCTGTTTGATGTGCTAATGACTGAAAACCAGAATTGTGCAGACATGCAGCTGAACATCCTGCTGTTTTGTCTTTGCAAGCATCGGCGCAACCACCTTTACCAGCTGGCATAAGGTACATTCCCTTTTGGGAAACGTTTAAACCTGGATAAGGTTTATCAAACTTGACACTGCTACTAAGCATCTTAACTTCGCTTTTTGGAGACACACCAGCTTTGCGTCCTTCCTCTTGAAGAAGGGCATAAGCTGACGGAAGATGTACTTTTTCAATGTCTCGTACAGTTACTTCTTTAAGCATGTCTTCTAGATACTTACGTGCCATGTTGTTAACTCCCGTAGTCGTATTTGTCTTTGCGACCTTTTTCAACATGCAATGCACGCCTACGGAGATCTGTTTCTTTGCTCAAGCGTCCCTCTTCTTGCGGTTTTTCAACGTCACGAACACCAGCATCTAAATGCGGAGATTGGGTTCCAAAAGCAGAATCAACTGGGTCTGCAGGTTCCTCTGAAAACTGTTGGTTGGAAAGCATTGCTGGTTGCATTCCAGATCCCGCTAAAGTTTTAGGCATGGCGTAACCAGTTGGCTGATATACCGCAACACCAATTGTGTTTTTCAAATACGAGTTAAGGACAAATGGGTGTCGTCGTTCTCGTAGTTCAGCAGATGCTGGTGGAGTGCGCAAGACAAGGCTTTTAAAAATACCTTTTCTGCTTTGGTACCCTCGTGGGCTAAACGCACCTACAGGACTTAGCCCGTAGGTTTGCGCAATACTCTCAGATAGCTCTTGCGTTCCTGTGAGACCGCTGTCTCCAGATGCAAGACCGCCGGACTCAGATGCGGAAGCTGTTCCGCCTTCCATTGTTAGTCGCTAACAACAGTTACGTTTGGACGGTTCATGTGACCACCGCTGTTGTAGGAGTACTCCCACTTCGGCATGTCGTCGCCAGCCATGGCACCTTCCACAAACTCGCTAAGCACTGATGGTGCTTCAACCCATGAGGCTGAACCTACGTGTGCACGCTCGCGCATAGTGTCTGCGGCATGCTTGTAGAACATCTCTGGGTTATTTTGGTTCATTCGCATTGGCGATGGAGCAGTGTCCTGATATGCGCCTTTAGCAAAGTCGTTTGGAACGTCAGTGTCTGTAGCAACGCCTTCTTCAAAGCGAAGAGGTCCTTTGTTGCCTGGGATGCTTGGGGCGTACTCGCCTTCAAACATAATTTCGTTACGACCCGTTTCTGGGAACATAGGTACTGGTGATACTGTCATGTGTCACTCCTTAGAGTTAATCGGATATTAAAGAATACCATTATTTAAAGAACGGGTTTTCCCCAACTTGGATTGTGGGCATGGTATCGTGCAATGTGGTAGAACATGCCAAAGCAAGGGAATCTGGGTAGTCGTCAAAAGCTCCTTTTTCGTCAGGGGCTTCTGCCAACATATATGGACCTTTATAAACCTTTTCCAAATCGTTCATTTGTTGATTAAATCTTTTCCACATTTTAGTACGACGGGCTTTTGAATGCCCTGGGATAATAAGTTGTTCTCTCTGTATTAATTCCGTTAAATGCACCCATCTCTCATTTTGGCTTTTTGAATCAGAAGAAGTAGCCGTTACTTCTATGTGGGGCAGTAGGATTTGAAGACGTTCGGCAACCGCACCACCAACACCTTGGGCGTCTACGGCGACTTTACAAACTTCGTAATTGCGCAGAAAATCAACAATTTGAAAGTATTGACTTTCCCATTCTTGGTCGTTAATTTCTAACCAATTTAAAATTCTATGTTCGTAAAAACCAAATGGGTCTGGATGATCCCAATCCACCCAGACAACGGTTACTACCGTAGAGTCGTTGGATCTAGCAACGTCAATACCAGCAACCACAGGAGTTCTCCACCATTGTTTAACTAACGGCATAGATGGTTCGTACAACCTCTCCATGCGTTCTTCGGTGACGAACATACCTTTTTCAAGCATCCAACGGTTGCAATACGACATTTGAAATTCATCAGAATCTTCGCCAATACGGAGCTTCTCTTTGGCAATAAACTTCAAATAGTTTTGGTTGTACTTAGATGCAACTTTCCAATCATATTCAAAATGACAATCTCGCATGCTCTTTTTGCTACTAGTCATACGTCGCTTGTTGTATTGAATCATTTTGTAAAAGTAAGATTTGGTGCGCGAAGCAGTACCAGTCAACATGATGCTTCCGTTATTGAACGCCAACATTGGCTTGATTGATTTGGCAATCACGTATTCGTCTGCTTCTTGAGCTTCGTCAATTAGCACAAAGTGATATGTCTTAGATTCAATCTTGGCTTTAGGGTTACAGGTTTGCATACGGCATAGTGACCCAGCGTTCTTTAACGCCAAAATCTTTCCCTTACCTCGCGTGCCACCAGCCTTAGTAGTGTCATCAATTTCTGGGTCTAATAAAAACGTCAAAGCGTGGTCTGAAGTCAAACGATTGACTATGCGACTGAACACCGTATCGGCTTGGTCTTCAACAGGAGCAAATACACCGCACCAAAAACCTTTATTAAATTTAGACAACCATGTTGGGTATACAGGAGCTAATTTGGGAAGTATCACCATCATGGATGCAAGCACATTAGAAATTACTTCCGATTTACCACTCTGGCGAGTTGCGACTAATGTTATTTCTTCGCCATCACCTAATACAATGGATTCAATTACCCGATAAGCAATGGGTATTTGATAAGGGAATAACTCAACGTCACAGAATTGTTCCGTAAACAAAACCAGCTTTGTGACGAGTTGCTCTACAAATTCAGCAGAGGTTTCATCTAATTCTTCAACTAAATCCTCTGGTAATTGTTCGTCAGTTAGTGTTTCGCTCATCCATATAAGGATACACTACATCTCAAATAATGATAATTGATCCTGATGAACGGCTGTTGGGCGCACCAATCCTTTGTGGTACTCATAAAGGTCTTCAACGCAAATTAAGAAATTGTAAAGGTCATCAACATCAGCAATCAGACGATAGTCCTCTCGTTTAATAATGTTGTTGCGTGGAAACGATCCAATATCGTTTGCCATCTTCCTCAGCATCGCTACTACTTTATCCATTTTTAGTTCTTCGGGTGATCTACACGTTTCGTTCATTTTTCCTCTTTTCAATTTCCGACCATACCACAGCAATTGCTTCTATGCATGAAGAAACTTCCGCCGATGGCGCATCTTTAAAACGCCAATTATCAAAAGATGCACCCAAGGACATGATGGAATTATCCATCCATGTGTATAGTGATGAGGTATCCAATCTCTCCGCACGAAGTTGTGCACGAGTTCTTTCTTTTTCCTCAGTCAACAGTTTTTCAGTTTTAAACAATCTCAACGCCAATCTCCAATCTCACTAGTAGGTGTTGCCATCATCCTACCTTCAAGAACGTTTAATGTCCCTTCTTCTTCATTTGTAAACTCACGTTTTTTACAGACGCCAACTTGTGTAATGTACTTCCCTGTTTTTATTTGTATGCCTTTTCCAACGCGCCAATATCCACCCAATTCACGAAGCCAACCTACAGCAATTCTTGGCGTGGTTTTATTTGCAGTATCCCGAACTATCCAATAGACAAACCAAAACCCGTGAACCGTGTTAATAGACATGTTGTGTATCCTAATGGGAATTTAGTTTAAGTATTGTCCGATTGTTGTGTTATTCCAAGTCCTGATTCGTATGCACCTTCTGAAAGAGGATTAGATTTAGGGACTCCAGGAATTGGAGGAACGTTTCCGTAATCTCCTTTTTGAATCTTTGCACCAAATGGAGTGGCTGGTTCTAAAGAGAACTTAGTTGTATCTCGTGTATATCCTCCAGATAAACCCATTGTGTTAAATGTTTTACCTTTGGATAATGCGGTCATGTAGCGTTTCGCAACAAAAGCTGGGACGTTGTTAAACACATAATAAGGTCCATTTGACCTGTTTTTTTGTCCTCTAAATTTTATATAAATGTCTCCATTTAACGTTTCTTTATTAAAAAAGTATTGAGCAGACAATAAACGTGTACTATCTTGCCCGTTTGTTCGTTCCCCTAGTTGACTGGGGTCTTCATTATCCGCACCTTGTGTTGATGCTACCCATGGATCAAACCGTTCTTCGGCATAGAACAACGCTTCCTTAGCTTCGTCTGACGAAAGCGCAAAAGAGTCTTTAGTATCAGATAGTGCTCTACTAATACGTGCTCTTGCTTCTGGGTTAATTCCTCTGCGTTTAGCCATGGCTCATATTATAGAGCAATCTACAAAGCCAATATTTGAAGCATTACATCATTCCAATCGGCTCCAGTTTGGGTCATTGTAAACTTTTCTTTTAGTATTTCGTAGTTGACGTCGGCTTCATCTTTACGAAGTTGAGGGTTTATCAACTCGCTTAAATGATATTGCCATTCTGCAGCGTTGCGAGCCACTCTGCCAATTCCGGCATTCGCTAAATACTCGTACTCAGGAGAATACGAAGACACAAACGGGACGCCAGCAGCGGCATATTCAAGACCTTTGATGTAGGACTTGGCGTGATTGAAAGGTAAATCATTAAGCGGAACAATCCCAATGTCTATCTTGCTAAACAATTTAGGGTATTCGTTAATAGGGCATAACGGAGTAGATGTGCATCGTTGTTTATCTATCTTTAATTGTTCTCTAGCCAAAGGTGAATTTACGGTATGACCGGAGTGATGAAACAACAAATTATTTTTCTTTATGAACGGACCAATCCATGAAGACAATGTTTCTAGGTCTCTAGACCTCCATGGGGTCGCACCTACCCAACCAATGGTGGGTCTACTGGCTGCCCTGTCTTTTCTGCGTACCCAACGAGGTAAGTCAATACCATTTCGTACAAGATAAACATGCTTGTATTTTGCTTTGTAATAGTCGTATAGAAACGGTGTTGATGTTATTATGGCATCGGCTTGAGCAATAATAGAGTTGTAATGCTCACGATTGTTGTCTGAATTTCTCTTTGGGTCAGTGACAGCGTAAGCTTGATTAGTCTCATCCAGACCATCAAAAAAGTCATCAATGTCCACAACTATTTTTTGACCAAGGGCTTTAGCAATCGGCATTGCTGATGCCACTTCTTTTCTCATGAGAAGTTTAAACACCAACACATCCCAACCATGCACGGCTTGGTTCTCTTTTAAGATCATTCCAAAACCATGTTCTTTGTTAAATTGTGGCATGCCAATGCCCACTCGCCAATTGTGCTTTTCTAGCTCTCGCATTGGTAATAAACATCTGTACCAAGCGCACCCGTTAGGTTGTAATGGTTTTGTTCCGTATGCCCAGTCGTGTGTTAAAAACCCTATTGTGTTCCGTTTCATGCATCCTTATTCGTCTTTAGATAGATACGCACTTCCTAGCGAGAGCACTATAGCAGCAATGCTGATCCAAATACCAGTTGTACGAGTACTTCCAGACAGGGTGATTAGCACCAACCCAGTTCCGGCTAAAGTCCAGATAAGGCCTTTTAACTCTTTTTTAAGATTTTCCATAAAACTCCATATACGCTTGTTTTGCTAAAGTCCGCTATCAAGTAGCCCATGTGGTATTTTGTCGCCTGTAATAGCCTCCTAGAGGCCTCTAATGCGATTGTAGATGATGCACTTTACCCAACCCGCACGCGAACTGGGACACTCAATAATACAGCACCTACGCCAACGATGACACGGCGATCACCCACTGGCACTCTGGAACCCATGGGGACATACACATCAAATACACCCTCAAAAATATTGAGTTCTTTTTCAAATGCTTTTCTAACTTTTTTGGGCGCTTCTTGTACGGCTTCCGAAATTGCTAACCCATCCTCTGGCGACACCTCAGACGCAACCACGGCATCAAACACTTCCGTTGCTTGTTCGCCGTCAATGCTTTCAAGAACTTTTGCACTCGTTGCGAGTTCGGTTGCCTGTTCTGCATTAACTCCACCTTCCTGTTCAATGATCAAAGTGACTACTTCAGAAACTTGTTCATTGGAGATAGTTTCTGATTCAAGGACAGCAACAACCGCTTCAAATTTTTCTTCGTTAAGTTCTGTTTCCAAAACAGCAGTAAATGTTTCAATCAAAACTTCGTCAGTTACTACCTCGTCAAAGATGGCATCAATAACAGTTCCGAATTCATCGGCAGTCAGCTCTCCTTTTAGCACCTCTTCGGCAAGAGCAATTGTTTCATCGTCAGACAGATCGCCGTCAAAAACCGCATCCATTACCTTTTCCAAATCTTCTGCATCTATTGGGCCGTCAAGAATTGCGTCCAATGCAGAAACCATGTTTTCAACTGCGGCTTCTTCAGAGAAAGCAGAATCTAGAACTTCAGTTAATTGCTCATCTGTAAGTTCAGCATCAAGCAAGGTGGTAAGTGTTTCTACAAATACATCTGCCGAAACATCCTCAGTAAATACCTCATCAATGATGCTATCCAGCTCTTCTGCGATGATTGCCTCACCGTCTTCTGGGAGGGTATAATCATCTAATGAATCCTCTACTTGTTCTTGTTCTGTTTCTGTTGTATCTTCCTGCGGCTCTGATATGTCTTCTGGCTGTTCTGTTTCGTCGGGAAGAATCTCGTCTACGCGATCAGGAACGACTGTCTCAGGAATGGTTGTCTCAACAGGCTCAACTGATTCTTCAACAGGATCGGGAAGATAGGTTGTAGATGTTTCTGGTTCTGTGGTATCGGGTTCGTCAACTGTGGTATCAGGTTCGGTTGTGGTGGTTACGGGTTGAGTCTCAATGGTGGGACTAGTCGTCGTAGTTTGAGGAGGAGTATAAGGTGCTTCAGTTGTTGTCGTCGTTGGTAGAGTTGTTGTGGTCGTGGACGTCGTTGTATTTTCAACTAATGTGGTTGTGCTTATCTGAACTGGTTCGCTGGTTGTGGTCGTTGATGTGGGAAGGGTTGTCGTAGATGAACTCGTGGTCGTGGAAACTTCGGTTGTGGTTGTTGAAGTGGTTGTTGAAGGTGAAGTTGTAGTCGTTGAAGAAGTAGAAGAAGTAGAAGAAGTAGAAGAAGTAGAAGAAGTAG